GGTGTAGGGTGCCTCGGTCTCGACGCAAACGAGAACGTGGGCACGCCAGCGGCTCCCGCCATTGGCGAGAAAACCGCTCCTGTAGAACGCGCCCTGAGTGTGGTAGTACCTGCGGAAGATCTCGCCTTGGAAGTGCCACGGGGCACAGCTCTGCGTCGTCTTCACGTCGAGGATCGTTCCGTCCTCGAGGATCGAGTCGGGTCGTCCCTTGACCTCGACGCCCTCGCGGCTCCAGAACAGCGGCTTTTCGATGGTGCCCTGCCGGGCCTCGTCGATGTAGATGGACGAGGTCACGTCCTTGTCGAGGGCGTCGGCGATCCGGCTGGCGTGGTCGTACTGCCCGGCCTGGATCAGGCGGAGGCCCTTCTCCTCGGCTTCCGCATTCAGTTCCGCCCACTTGGCCTTGCCGACCTTGGTCCGCCGGTCGCAGTCTTCCGCACGGATAAACCGGGACTTGACCTCTTCCGGCTCCAGGACCATCGTGTGTATCAGAGTCCCCAGCAGCATCGCCTCGGTCTCCTTGACCGGATTCGCGAGGCGGTGGTGGAAATGGGCGGGACTGCGTGCAAACTCCTTGAGGAGGCTGTGCGAGACCGCGTCCGCCGACCGATAGGCCTGTTCGTCCATGACACCTGAAATCTAGGAAAACCACCGTGACCCGTCAAGACGATCCGCGCGGAATCCGCACACAATTTGCCAAGGAGCTGGCCGAGTTCCTCGAGGAACACGACCTAAGCGTCGTGGAGCTCGGCAGATACGCGAACGTGAACCACGAGACGATTTCCGACGCCGTGGAGAACAGAAGGCGGATCCGATCGACCACGATCGAGAAGCTCCGCTACGGCATGCGGACGTACGCGGGCAGGCACTCCGCCAAGGACCGTGGCCCGAACGCCTTCGTGATCCAGCGGGGCGACGAGACCTTCAAAATGTTTGAAGCTATGCGCGAGGCGGGTCAGGTCGTCCTGATCGACGGCCAGGACGTGCGGATATTCACCGTGACCCAGATCAAATAGAAGGCCCCCCGGAGGCGGACCTCCGGGGGGCGTCGTGATCTCAGCGGGTCGGGCTCAATAGCCCTTCTTGCCGCCCTTGCCCTTGCGCTTGCCGCCGCACTTCTTGCCCTTCATCAGCGGTCTGCGCTCACGAGGACGTAGTCGAAGCTGACGAACTGGTTGGTCTTCGCGGTGACGGCATCACGCTTGCCAGCCGCGAATCGCATGTCGCCAGCGGGGAACGCGCTGTCGATGTCGCCCTTCAGCGCGCCGTTCAGGTACACCATGAACCTGCCGCTGTCGAACGCGAAGCCGAAACGGTGCTCCACACCATCGATGATGCCGGTGACATCGGCGACGTCGATGGTCTGATGGTCTCCAGCGCCGGTGCCCGTGCGGACACGGAACTTGAGCGTGGTCCCGTCGACGTAAAAGTACGCACCCTCGTCGCTGGCGATGTTGGTCTTGCCGTTGGCGGAGACCGCAGAGATGCCCACCAGTCCTCCGGTGCCGTCGCCATCGAACTGGCCCTTGCACTCGAAGGCGACCTTGGACGGCCCGCTGAACAGGACCGCAGCCGAGGTGGTGCTGGTGGTGGTGGTGCCGGGGCTGGCGGTGATGCGACCACCGACGCCAGCGCCGTCGAGCGAGGTGTCCGCCGAGAACGCACCGGCGGAGAACCCGTCGTCGAAGAAGTGGATGGCGGCAGCCGGGTCGGCGGCGGCACGAAGCCACTCGCTCGACTTGGTGGCTCCGCCCAGATAGGTCACAAGGCTCTGTGCCATGGTTGAAGTCCTTTCCGATCAGAGACCGAGGTTGCTGCCAGCGGTGTCGTTGTCCGCAAGGACGAAGTTGCGACGACGGTCGTAGCAGGTGAAGTTGAGCGTGGTGTCGACGAACGTGACGTAGGTGGTGTGCTGGTTCGGAGCGGTCTCCGGACCCATCTCACGCATGAACTCGCCACTGAGGAACACCGGACGGAACTTGCCCCAGTTGATGCCGTAGACGGGCTTCGCCGTCGAGCGGTCCATGTAGGGCACATAGGTCACCGGAACGCCACGGAAGATCACCTTGCCGTCCTTGGGGGCGAGGTCGTTGCCGAGGTTGTCGTTCTGGTTGTTCAGACGGGTCTCGAGCTTGCCGAGCACGTCGTAGTTGGTGTAGTACCCGTAGGTGTTCCCCGTGCCGTAGGGCGCGTTGGTCACGTTCGGGATGGGCTTGAACATGGTCTTCACGGCGGCCTCTCGCCACTTGACGATCAGGTCGTCGAGCTCGGCGGCACCGTCGTGGTTCGCGGACCAGTTCCGCCAACGCGGGTAGTCGTCGGGATTGAGTCCCGCGACGTCGTTGAAGCCGGACGGAGCGCCGCCGGTGAAGCCGTCGCCCGCGTTGCCGTTGTGGGTGATCCAGTACTGGCACCCGTAGACGCGCTTGGTGTCGCCCGAGGACGGCGGCGCGGTCCAGAACCGCTGCTCCATCAGCTCGGCGAGCGACGCCATCGCGTCCGAACGTCGAATCTTGATGAGTTCGACGAGCCGACGGGGCTCGCGGTTCATCGCGATCTCGCGACGCTCGATGGCGTAGTTGACGGTGACGTGACGCCACGGAATGTTGGCGGTCACCATCTGGTCCTGGATGTCGAGGCTGTCAACCTCGAAGAGGCCGACTTCCTTGGCGGCGAGCGAGTGGCCCATCATGAGGTTCCACTGAACCCCGGTGCCGGACTCGAAGGTGACGCGGTTCTTGCGAAGGAGCTCGGACATCGCGACATGCTCCTGGATGTCGCTGACAAGCTCCGTGAACTTGAGTTCGCCCAGCTCCCGCTGGGTCGTGGTGATCAGATCCTTGATCTGATCCTGCTGGATCGCCATGGGATTTCCCCCTTACCGGATGCTGAACGGATCGGACTCGGTCGCCGCGTTCTCGAGCATCATCTGCCGGGCCTTTCGCACCGCCCTTTCGGTGGGGCTCAGGTCCGACTCGCGAGGCGTGGGCCTCGAGATGCGCTGGGATTCGCGACGCTTCGCCTTGATCCGCTTCGCGTCCGCACGTTGTGCTAGATCTGGAAACTCGACGCTCATCGCGACCTTCAGCAGGTCGTCCCACTCCGGTGCCGCCTTGCCGCGCTTTCGGTACGTCTGACGCAGCACGTCGGCAGCCTCGGTGAGTCTGCTTCGGGCCTCGGATTGTTCTTCGGTGAGGCTGACGCCGTCGCCGAACGTGTCGGGGAACTCCTTCCCGACCTTCGCGATCGCGGCTTCCTGGGGAGCCACGATCCCGGCACCATCGAGCATCGCACGGAGCTTCTTGATCTCCGCACGGGTCCGAGCGACTTCCCTGGCGAGTTCCTCGTCCAGGTACTTCTCGGGCTCGAACTCGGGGTCGGGATCGTCGTCCTCGGCCACGGGTTCGATCTTCCTGCGGGGCTTGGACTCCGGCTCGGGTTCGGACTCGGCTTCCGCCTCGTCGTCGTCCTCGCCGTCGTCCTCGCCCCCCGACTCCGCCCCCCGGTCGGGCTCGGCCTTGATCTCGGAGTCGTCCTCGTCGCCGGGATCACCCCACGACGGGTCGTTCACCGAAGGATCGGTGACATCATAAGGGTCGATTTCGGATTCCGATTCCGCCTTTTCGTCGACCGCTTCTCCGGTCGGCTGGGCTTCTTCGGTCTCCGTGGCTTCCTTGACATCGTCAGACATAAGAGTTCCTGTCGAAGTGGCCGAGCTGCTTCAGCGCCGCGCGACGATGCGCAGCGCTCTCGAACTTCGGCCTTCCGTCGGGTGAGAAGTCCACATGCACTCCATTGCGAGCCATCCTCTCCCTCGTCTCCGGAACAAGGCTCGGATGCACCGCAGCCGCATCGGACCAGATGGGCCAGCCCTTGCAGGTCGGCACCGTTCCGATGTGTTCGGCGGCGATGTCCCTGGTCAGGGTCTCACCGGCGTGCTCGATCTTGCCGTCCTTCTGCCGCTTCCTCATCTCGGCATAGGACATGGTGAGTTCGACGACCTCGCCGTTCCCCCGTCTGTAGATGTATGTGGGCATCAGCTGTACGGTTTGCTCATGGCGTCGTTCTCCTGGGGCGTGAGCTCGCTCCCAGAAAGCGCCCGCACCGCCATGTTGTCTCGGCTGGCGCGGGTTCCCCCGGTCGATCTGTTGACCCGTTCGTAGCGTCGCGTCGTGATCGGGCTCTTCGCCGGTGTCGCACCGACGCCCTCGCCCTGCACGTTCTGGGCGACGCTCTCCTGGGCCATCTGCGCCGGAACCACCAGATCCTTGAGTTCCGGCGTGTTGGTCAGGTCCGCCATTTCCCGGACGAAGGCGGACACGTCGATGGTGGTCCCCTGCTGCTGCATCGCGGGCATCAGCGGCGCGAGGTACTGCGTGACCACCTTGGACATCATCTCGACGCGCTGGACGTTCGACGGATCCTGCATGGACGCGGGAGCGATGTCGAACTCCATCTCGAGGAAGTCGTCCTCCTCGCGTTCCTCGGGCGAGAACTCGAGCGGGATCTCGATGCCGCGCTCCGACAGCGGCAGCATGATCTGCCACCTGGTCTCGGGATCGTGGAAGACGTAGCTCGCGACGTGCCGGACGATGCGACGGGTGAACGTCAGCATCCGGGCCTGATAGTCGCGGATCTTCTGGCTCGAGGACGCCTGGATGATCTGCTCCTGGCCGAGCGTCTCCGCCGAGTTGGACAGCCCGCCCATCGCGTCCAGGTTGCCAGCGGCGTACGAGAACAGGTCTCGCATCTGGAGCGTGAATGCAAGCGTGGGCTGGTCGACGCCGCCGAAGTTGACCTGCTGGATCGATTCGGGCCTGTCGACGCGGACGACGTCGCCGTCGTCGCACTCGACGATCCGGTTCCCGTCCTCGTCGGCACCGCCCGCGACCATGGTCACGCTCTTGGAGCGATCGACCTGACGCACCAGCTTGCGGAACGAGCGGTTGATCGCGTCGTTCATGTCGAGCAACGAGTTGATCGGCGGGATCGGCATCAGGTTGCCGCTCAGTTCGCCGAGGCCCAACGCCAGATACGGGCCTTCCTCGGGACCGTCCCAGTCGACCTCGCGGACCGGGCGGTCGCACTCGATCTTCCCGGAGTCGTCAGCCGTGTAGGTGCAGACCTTGCCTTCCATCGGGAGCCAGATGTCCCACATCTCGATGGTGGGCATGAGTTCGGCGTCCTCGTCCATCAGGCCCTGGGTGCTCAGGGTGCTCTGGCGGGTGTCGCCGGTCTCGTTCCATGGCGTGGGCCGGGTCGGGCTCTTCCCCCGAAGGTTGTAGAGCTTGGACTTCCTGGCGACCTCGAACGGCAGGACGTACCGATTGCCGATGAACTGCTGGGCCTCCCACCGGGACGCCCGCATGTCGAGCACCAGATCGTCCAGCAGCACGGGATCGACGAACGGCAGGTCGCCGTCGTGCCGGAATCCGCGAGCGCCGTCGACCTCGGTGACCCCGATCTTGACCACGCCCATCGAGAAGATCGCGTCGAACACCACTTCCTGGAGCGTCCGCGCGAGATCCATCTCCTTCAGGACGTGATTGACCGCGAGCTCGAGCTTCTTCGCGACCGGCGACAGCTCGCGGGAGCGGCTCTTCACGATGACGCCGGGATTGCGTGCAGCGAGCTCGCGCCGGAAGATCCCGATCGCCAGCTCCACCATGTTGAGCGGCATGCGGTCGCCGCCCATGCCGTAGTGGGCACCGAGGTACTGGCGGATCGCGGCCATCCGGCGTTCCCGGAACGGCTGCATCCGCAGGCGAGACCACTCGATGGCCGACGACAGTCGGTCGGGCTTCACCATGCGGCAGACGCCTCGGATTCACGGGAGATCCGGCGGCGAGCCGCCAGCGATCGCGGGTCGGGCTCCGCGTCGCGGCGAACCAGCGTCTCGCGCGCAGCCAATCGAGGCCCGAGGGCCAAGGCCGCGAGCGCGTCCGCAGTCGCACGATCTCCGTGATTCATCCGAGCCCCCGAAATGTCCTGCGCCGTCACCGCACGAACGTGCTCGACGCCCCCATTAGTGTACACGAACTCCGCACACTCGTTGATTGCGTCGATCGACGGATTCTCGAACGCACCGTCGAACAGCAACCTGCGATAGGCACCCCACATCGCGACCTTGCTTTCGCGAGTCGGAAACCAGCCGATGCGCTGGGTCAGCCTGGCGGTCGCCATGCCATCCACCGGACGCAGCCAGAAGTGCCGGAATCCGGTCTCGACCGCCACGTCACCCATGATCCGCCCCGGACCAGCCGCCTCGTGGATCAGCGTCGCAGGAGAACCACTCTCGTCGGCGAACCAACGGCAGCACGCCACCGCCACCAGAGCCATCCGATCGGGCCGCGTGTCGGGTGACGCCCACTCGGCGACCTTGCGCCCGGTGCGGAGATCCAGCACCGACAGGCAACTGTTGCTCGAGCCGGTGCCGGACGCGATGTCGGCACCAACGGCGTAGTTGCTGGTCGGGGGCGTCCCATCCGCGACCAGCCTCGTCCACAGCCTCCACCTGCCGGTGTTGGATTCCTGCCAGACAGGATCGCCGCCCTGGGCGTTGTGCTCGATCTCACCGCGAGAGTCGGGCGACCGGCACCTCGATCTCACGTCGGCAAGCTTCTGCGGGTCGAAGAACACCGACTGGGAACCGCTGAAGTCGATGTCGAGTTCCTGGGCGATCTCGGTCGGAGAGACGCATCGCAGGCACTCGCGGTCGTACCACGGGCTCCGGGCCTTGCCGTCGGACCAGTACAGGCCCTCGGCCTTGACCGGGTGGTCCGACCAGTGCAGGCGGAGCTGGCGGATGCCCGAGGCCTGGGCCACGTCGGCAAAGGCATTCCCCGTGCCTGCCGGGGTCGAATTGAAGATCCGGCTGCGGGTGGCGTCCCGCGTGGACGCAAGCGCCCGATACCCCGCCTCGGTCTCGAACGCCGCGAACTCGTCCATCGCGATCGCGGTGCGGCGGTCGCCACGGGCCACATCGCCCGTCGTGGACTCGCCATCGATCATGGACCCGTTGTCCATGTTCGTCAGACGCAGGCGGGCACGCTCGCACTTGGGACGCATCCACGACGGCATGTGCCGCAACAGGAAGTCCAGCTTCCAGAACAGGGCCTTGGGGTTGCCGCTCTTGTCGACGTAGTCCTCGTTCCTGGACACCAACAGGAACGACTGCTCGGGGCGGAACAGCCACCGCCAGAGAAACGTCCCCAGCAAGATCCACGACGCACCCATGTCGCGGGACTTCGAGATGCAGAGATCCTCGGTGCCGATGGCACCTTCGATGGAACGCACCGCATCCGCCTGGAACGGATACAGCACGAACGGAATCGTGGCGATCTCGAGCCGAGGGTCGTAGGTGAACGCGAACCCGTTGAACCATGCCACCGGGTCGTCGGCACACATCCGACGCAACGCGGCGGCATCAGCCTTGGATTTCAGTCCCGCCTGAAACGCCCGCCGACGCCACTCCAGATTCTGCTTCGCCCCCGTCGGAATCAAGACCTTCCCCCAGTCGACCCATCAGATCCCTCAGATGGGCGTCGTCAGCGTCCGTGCGACCCATCTCCGCCTCGCGAGCCTTGGCCGTGGGCTGGATGATCGTCGCACGATAGATGTCCAACAGCTTCAACTGGCCCTGAACGCCGCTCCGGGCGATCACCAGCAGATTCCACCCGATCTGAGACGGGGCCTGGCTGGGCTTGGCGTCCTGGCGACTCAGATTCGAGAGCGCCCAGCGGACGTCCTCGAGATCCCCGTGGCCTTCGATCTGCTCGAGAGACTCCTCCGCCTCCACCTCGGTCACCGAAACCACCTCGGGAACGTCGGGCTCAGGCTCGGATTGGCCCTTTGCTAGGCATTGTTGCGCTTTGCTTGGCTTTGCTAGGCGGGCACGCTTGGCCTTCTTCGCATCCTGCTGCGCCTGCCACTCCTCGATGTACGGCTTCAAGACCGCGTAGGTCACGCCGAACTCCTCGTCCAACGTCTCCTGACGCTCCATGTACCCGGTCTTCCGATTCATCAACTCGGCGTTCCTGTTCAGAAACCGGGTCAACATGTCGTTGTCCGCCAAGTACCGCTTGC